GCGCTTCGGGTTCTCATCGCCTATCTCCCGAAGCACCGGGGAGGCGGATGGACCTAGAAGCGCCGCGCTGGCCAGCAATGTCAGTGCAGCCATGAGAGAGGGGTTTGATCTCACGCTCCTCCCTCCCGGTTCTCTTCGGCGAGGCGCAGGGCGAACGCGGCGCGCTCGATGCTTTCGCGCAGCGGCGCATCGTTCATCAGCGCTGTGGCCTCGGTATCGAGCAGCTTGAGCAGCTCGGCAGAGGTGGCGGCGGCAGCGATGCGGTCGAAGATCGTGCCGGTCATCGCTGCGGTGACGCGATCGTCCTCGGCGGCGATCAGCTCGTCGATCAGGCTGTTGTCAGGCGACTGCTCGACATAGTCCGGATCGCCTTCGGCCAGGTTCACGCTGCGGATGGTGTCCTGCCAGTCGTCGACGATCGGTTCGAAGATCTCGGGACCGAACAGCAGCTCGCCGGTGAACGGCTCGACCTTTGCCAGGTCGACCTCGCCCGGATCATAGGTGAAGGTGACGTGCGGCAGATAGCTGGGGAAATCCCAGCTCGCGCCAGCCTCGCGCATGGTGCGGTGCCGGTTGGCGATATAGCCGTCCCAGAAATGCAGGACGACAGCGCCCTTGTCGCCGAGCCGATCGACGACGCGCGGGCCGCCCGGCATGACGCGCAGCGGCTCGCGGTAGAAGCCGAAATCGTCGCCCATGCCGAACCAGTTCACCGGCTTCTTCGAATAGGCCACGGTGACATGCATGTCGGCGGGATCCACCACCGTCTTGAAGCCCTGCTTTCGCGCCCAGGCCACCAGCTTGTCGCCGTTGACCAGTTTGCGATGGACGTAGAGCGGGCGTGGATCGTCGGCGGCGAATTCCGTGACGGGCTGCAGCGGCTCGCGGCGGTTGTCTTCTAGCAGCTTCTGTTCGCCAACCATGTTCCCGGCTCCAGGAATAAGGTCTGGATCGGTCGGCGGCTTTGTTTGCTGGACGCGTACATAGCCGTCGCCATAGGTGTCCTGAAAGCTCTCCTCGTCGCGCTCCCAGCCCAGAGCCTTCAACAGCCCGTCGGTCTCGGCGGCGAGCTTGGTGTCCGTTTCCGCTTCGACATCGCGCATCACGCGCGGGGAAGCGACCTCTGGGCCATGATTGAAATCGGTCCACCAGCGCGCCGGGCCAGCGTTGAAACTGTCGGACAGCAGATCCGCGTCCGACTTCACGACTTCCAGCTTCACGTCGGCATGCACCTCGGCCTGGCTGCGCGAGGAGCCGTCCTGGGTGGTCATGGTCTGGCTGAGCACCACCTTCGCGATGCACTCGTCCATGTAGCGGCAGAGCTGCTCGTAATCGGCCACGCCGCTCTTCGCGACCTGTAGCAGCTCGATGACCATGCGCTCGGGGATCGCGATGCCGGTATCGGTCTGTATGGCCTGCAGCGCGGCGAGCAGGTTGTTGACCTGGTCCTGCGGGGTGCCGGCAGGATATTTGCCGATCGCGGTCGGCGCGCCGAACTTGTCGAGGAAGTTGTTCCAGAAGCGCAGGCCGTTGCGCTTGAACAGCGTCGGCCAGTAGAGCCACTCGGCCAGGCCGCGCCCATAGATCTCGTCGTCGTCGCTGGCGCCTGCGGTCGCCACCCAGAACTTGCGATCCGGCAGCTGCTCGCCATTCCAGTTGGTGCGGGTGATGAGCCGCAGATTGCCGGCGTCGTCATAGCGGAAGCGGCGGGCATGGCGGACGCGCAGATCCGCGAACTGGAATAGGCCGTCGCGGACCTCCCACAGGCATTCGGCGACCGAATAGCCGTAGAAGGTGGCAAACAGCATCTTGCGGGTGACGCGGTCCCAGCCCAGGCGGACGAGGTTGTCGCCCAGCTTCTCTGCCGCCTCGACCGAGCGAGGGTCGTTCTCATCGCCGGGCAGAACGTTCCAGTTGCGCGAGACCACAGCGCCGATGCGCTGCTGAAGCGTCGACATGACCTGGTCGTCTTCCAGGATGACATCGTAGACGCCCCAGTCGATCGCCATGCTGATGCGCGGGTCGCGCGGCTGCTGCAGGCCAGTGACAAACGGCCTGGTGATGTCCCGCCCATCCGAAGTCGTGGCTATCGGGCGCATCAGGGCCTGCATCGTGCCCGTCGGCTCGGCGATGCGTCGGGCGATCACGCGGGTGCTGCTGCTGGAAAAGGGTCGAGGCCTGCGGGCCATGGTGTTACCTCACAAATCCGGAACGGGCACCGGCAGAGCCGAACCCGCGCGTCGAGACAGGCCCGGAGGCCAGATGGGTGCTGCGCTGGCCCGCCGAGTGGAACTCGATCGGGCCGATGTCCTCGTCCGAAGCGGCCACGAAATGCATGAGCGCGATCGCGTCGTCGCCGTGGCGCTTGCCGCTGTCGCCATCGGCCTTGCTGACCTTGCCGCGATCCGGGATCATCGGGATGCCGCGCACGAGCTTGATCATGCGCAGATCGTCCATGACGCCTTCATCCCAGGGGATGAGAAGCATCTGATCCTCGATCGCCGATCGCAGCTTCGGCATGAAGGCGAGATAGGTCTTTTCGGAAGTCTGGACCGCCTCGACGCGGTCAAAGCCCCAGCGCTGTTGCATGGCCTCGGCCAGGGCCGAACCATTGCCGCGCGCGTCCATCTTGCCGCAGGCGAACATCGGCACGCGCGAGATGATCCAGTTGAGGATCAGCTCCTGGTCCTTGAACGGCACATTGCGCATCTCGAGTAGGAACCGCGCGACGCGGCGCATCCTGTCATCGCGCTGGCCGAACACGATCGGGGAGACGTCGCCGTTGCGGGCAAAGTCCTGTCCGAAATAGGTCGGCCTGGTCGGATCGAAGTCGTCCAGATAGGGCGCGACCTCGGTCTCCAGGAATTCGAGGATCCAGCTAGTCCGGTACTCCTCACTGTGACGCTCGAAGCCATCCGGGCACGCCAGGCGAATGACCGGCAGCTCGTGCGACATCGCCTGCTCGATCGTGGCGCGCGCCAGGTAGATACCGGATCCGCGCGAGGGGATGACGTCCAGCTCTTGCTCGGCAGCTGCGCCATAGCGCTTGCGGAGCGATGCTTCCCACGCCGCCTCGGCCTCGGGTGACCATTTCTGGCCCGTGCGCAGGCAGATGCGCTGATAGAGGCCCTGGCGCAGCGCGTCCTTCAATGTCACGCGCTGCACCACGCCTTCGCGCTTGCCGCTGCGGATGTCCTCGATCAGCTCGTTATAGGCGTTGTCCGCGCCGTTGTGGGTCGAGATGACCACCACCTTGCCGCCCCACATGGTGAGCGCCATGGCCGCGTCTAGCAGATCGTTGAACTGGTCATGAAACGCGGCTTCATCGATCAGCACCTTGCCCTGCATGCCGCGCAGCGATCGCGGCTTGGACGACAGCGCGACGATCTTGTGACCTGACGGCAGATCGATGCGGAAGGCGTTGATGCCCTCGTCCGATCCGTCGTTGTGCAAGAATTCCTTCGGCTCGGTGGCCAGCTGGTCGAACGCCTGCACGAAGTCCGCGCAATAGCCGATGAACTCGCGCGTCATGTCCTTGTTATAGGCGATGTAAAAGAAATCCTGCCCGCCCTGGGCTGGCGCAGCGGTCAGCACGGCGTCAGCCCCGAAAGCATAGGTTAGGCCCGTGCGGCGCGACTTTTCGCTGACGAACAGCTGATGCTGGTCGCTGAGCTGGATCGCCTCGATCTGATACGGCATCAGCAGCGACGGGAGATCGTCGATTGGTGCAAGGGAACCGACCTTCGCGCTCATGGCCTGCGGCCCTTCCAGCGCTGGCGAGTGTTGCGCGCGCGGGGCGACGTCATCGGCTGCACCCAGACAATCTCGCCCCTTGCAACGGAGGCCAGCCATTCGCGGACATCGGCCTGGCCAGACATGCCGTCGAGCGCGACCAGGTCAAAGTGCAGCGGAATATGCGCGACACGGCGCGGGCGATAATGGTCGGACACCCGGATGATCCAGCAGCGTTCCTGGTTGTCGGCGAGGTGCACGTACTTGGTGCGAGAGCCCTTCGATGCGGCTGCTGCCCTGGTCGCGCGCGAGCATTTGATCGCCAGCACCCGGAAGCCGAACGGCTTGGCATCCTGCGCGATCGCGAACGCCAGCGACGCAATGTCACCGGGTCCGTTCGCGCTCAGGCCAGCAACGATGCGGCGCGGCTCGGTCATGCGACGTGCCGCCAGATCTTGCGATGACGGATCAGGTGAACAGTTGAGACTGAGACCTGGAATCGCTGGGCGATTGGCCGGTTGCGCATTCCGTTATCAATATCGCGGCGAATAGCGCGAACAGCCTCTTCGGTCAGCTTTGACCCGAACACATCCTCGCCACGACAACGCCGCCCATGCCTGTCTATGTCAGCCTGATTTTCTAGGTTCGACGCCCAGCGCAGGTTGGTCAGGGCGTTGTTGGTTTTACAACCGTCGTTATGAGCAGCCTGCGCTCCGGCAAAAGGTGGCGGGCCGCAGAAGGCTTCGAGCACGAGTCGGTTCATGCGATACTTACGCGCGACACCGTCTTTGCTCAGGCAGATGACAAGGTAACCCTGACAGGCCGTCGGCGAGAGAATGAGGGTGAATCGTCCACCTTCACCAATGCGCCGCGGCCTCCCAAGATTGGAGACTTCATATAGGCCCTCATAGCCCGGCACCGGCAACCAGACCTCAGGCCGGTGGCGGGCAAAAGCGTCGGACATGACTATTCTCCCTTCAGGCTTTGAGGCCGAGCAGCTTGGTCTTCACGGCCAGGATGGTTTCTTCGGTCGCGCCACGGCTGCGAAGCTCGCCTTCGGCTTCCTTGGCCGCGCGCTGGTTCTGCTCGAGGCGGATGGCGCGCTCGCGCTCGGCGTCGATTTTGTCGGCGACGACCAGGTCCTTCAGCGCCTTGATGAGGCCCATGGCATCGCCGAGGCTGAGTTCCTCATCAGCGCCCATGCGCGCGGCGATGATCGAAAGATTGTTGCGCGCCAGGTGCAGCAGCATCCGGTTGCGCTTTTCGTTCTCGCTGCCGAACTCGCTGTCGGCCTCACCGGCCATGCCGCGCACTGCGCGTTCACGCTCTATGACCCGATGCCAGTCCCGCCGGCGCTTGGCCCAGCGGCCCATGGACGATCGCGCGATGGTGTGGCCGTGGCTGGCGGCCAGCTCGACCAGGGCATCGGTGGTCATCTTGCGACGAACGCCTTCGTCCAGTTCCTCCTGGACTTCGGCAGGCAAGGCTTCGACCGTGGACCAGCGGGCCATATCAGCGGCCTGTGCGATGGCGGTAGATGCCGTCGACGATCAGGCGGCTGGCCGCCACATCCTCGCCATCGGGCAAGATTTCAGCCACCAGAAAGGGATCGATCTGCTCGATGCGGATGAGCTTCTGCTCTGCCAGCCAGCGCAGTTCCTCGGCAACGTCCCGGCGCGCGAC